GCGGTCTATCTCGACGCCGAATACACGGTCGTCGACGGGCCCTATGCGCGCCGCAAGATCTGGTCGCTGATCGGCCTCTACAGCCCGAAGGGTCCGGACTGGGCCAACATGGGCCGCAGCCTGATCCGCGGCATCCTGAACTCGGCGCGCGGGATTTCCGACAAGGACAACACCCTAGAAGCGCAGGCCCGCCGCCGCATCAACGGGTTCGGCGATCTGGATGGGCTGGAATTCGTGGCCCGTATCGACATTGGCCAGGACACCAACGGCGACGACAAGAACGAGGTGCGAGGCGCTGTTACCCCCGATCACCGCGACTATGCCGCTCTGATGGGGACGGCTGCCCTGCCGATCGGCACCGCCGCCCCGCAGGGTTATGCACCGCAGCAGACGGCGGCCGTCCGTCCCAGCCAGCCCGCATCCGCCCCCGGCAATGCCGGGCGGCCGAGCTGGGCCCAGTAAGGGGGGATCGGCCATGCGCCTGCGCCCCCGCCAGAAAACCTTCGTCGAGCGCAGTGTGGCTGCGCTCGCCTCCCGCGGCAACACGCTGGGCGTGGCACCCACTGGTGCTGGCAAGACCATCATGCTGTCGGCGGTCACCGGTGAAATGATCGGTGATGGCGCCAAGGCCTGCGTGCTGGCGCATCGCGACGAGTTGACCGCCCAGAACCGCGCCAAGTTCCAACGGGTGGTGCCGGGAGTTTCCACTTCGGTGATCGATGCCACCGAGAAATCCTGGGGTGGTCAGGTCGCCTTCGCCATGGTGCCAACGTTGGCCCGGGCTTCGAACCTGGCCGACATGCCGCGCCTTGATCTGCTGGTGATCGACGAAGCGCATCACGCCGTGGCCGACAGCTACCGCCGCATCATTGATCGGGTGCGCGATGCCAATCCCGATGCCCGCATCTTCGGGGTCACGGCGACGCCGAACCGGGGCGACAAGAAGGGGCTGCGCGAGGTTTTCGACAACGTGGCCGACCAGGTGCGGCTGGGCGAGCTGATCGCCTCGGGCCATCTGGTGCCGCCCCGGACATTCGTTATCGACGTAGGCGTGCAGGACGAATTGCGGTCGGTCCGCAAGACCCTGTCGGATTTCGACATGGCTGAGGTGGCGGGCATCATGGACCGTGCCCCCGTCACCGATGAGGTGATCCGCCACTGGAAGGAAAAGGCGGGCGACCGCCAGACCGTCATCTTCTGTTCCACCGTCGCCCATGCCGAACACGTCACCGAAGCCTTCCGCGCGGCGGGGATCACGGCGGCGCTGATCCACGGCGATCTAGCGTCCGACACCCGCAAGGCCATCCTTGCCGACTATGCGGCGGGCAGCATCCGCGTCATCGTCAATGTGGCGGTGCTGACCGAGGGCTGGGACCACCCGCCAACCTCCTGCGTCGTGCTGCTGCGCCCCAGTTCCTACAAGTCCACCATGATCCAGATGGTTGGGCGCGGCCTGCGCATCGTGGATCCGGAAGAACATCCCGGCATCGTGAAAACCGACTGCGTGGTGCTGGACTTCGGCACCTCCAGCCTGATCCACGGCACCTTGGAACAGGATGTCGATCTGGACGGCAAGACCGAGGTTGGCGATGCGCCGACCAAGACCTGCCCCGGCTGCGGCGCTGAAATCCCGCTGGCCGCAATCGAATGCCCGCTCTGTGGCGAGGTTTTCCCGCGGGAAGATGAAGACGGCGGTGAAGGCGGTGGCACCGCCCGGCTGTCGGGTTTCATCATGACAGAGATCGACCTGCTGAAGCGGTCCAGCTTCGCCTGGGTCGATCTCTTCAACACCGACGATGCGATGATGGCCACCGGCTTCACGGCCTGGGGCGGCATCTTTTGGCTGGATGGGGTCTGGTATGCCGTGGGTGGTGGCAAGAATGAGCGCCCGCACCTGCTGGGTGTTGGCGAACGCACTGTCTGCCTCGCGCAGGCCGATGACTGGCTGAACACCCATGAAACCGACGAAAGCGCCTTCAAGACCCGTTCCTGGTTGCGCCAGCCGCCGACCGAAAAGCAGCTGCAATACCTGCCGCCCGAGTGCCGCCATGACTTCGGCCTGACGCGCTACCGCGCCTCGGCGCTGATGACCTTCGGCTTCAACAAGCGCGCCATCCGCCAGTTGATCGACAGCGCGGCCAGCCCCGAACGGAGGGCGGCATGACCCATGACCTCGATCACCCCCATCACGGCCGAGGACCGGTGGCGGCTTTGGCATCCGCGTGGAACGCTCTGTGCTGTCTGCCGGCAACCCAGCCGTGGCTTTGGCTGGTTCGATCCGCACCGTTCGAAGCGGCCCCGGTCATCGGTCTGGTTCTGCTCGATGTCCTGCCAAGGCTTCTGGACGCGTTTGGCGCGGGAGCGTGTGGCCATGGTTGACCTGACCGAGGAAGAACGCGCCGCCATCGCCGCCACCATGAAGCGCGTGGCGCTGCTGATGGATGAGATCGGCTGGGCCACCCCGCTGGCCGGTCTGACCGAGGCGCAGGTGCGCGCCCTGATCGAGGAATCCGTCGAGGGCTTCCGCGAGGCCATGTCCGACATCGCGAAAGCCAATCCGCCGGAGGTGCCGTTTTGACACTGGATTTCAATCACCGCCCCAGTTTCGCCGACCAGGTCAATGCCGCCGTCGATCAGGCTCTGACCGCCGATCAGACGACACGCACGCCCCGCGACTATCTTGGCGGGTCACGCCTTGGCCACTCCTGCGAGCGCGCCCTGCAGTTCGAATTCACGGCCACGCCGAAGGACGAGGGCCAGGACTTCAGCGGCCAGTCGCTCCGCATCTTCGCCATCGGCCATGCGCTGGAGGATCTGGCTGTCGCCTGGCTGCGCGGAGCGGGGTTTGACCTCTACACCCGCAAGGGCAACCGGCCCGATGGCGGCCAGTTCGGCTTTTCGGTCGCGGGCGGGCGTATTCGAGGCCATGTCGACGGTATCATCGCCGCTGGGCCTGAAGGCTTCGATCTCGCCGTTCCCGCGCTCTGGGAATGCAAGACCATGAACGCCAAGAACTGGCGGGCCTGCGTCAAAGACGGCGTGACGAAATCCAAACCCGTCTATGCCGCGCAAATCGCCGTTTATCAGGCCTACATGGAAGCCAGAGTGCCCGGAATCAGCGCCGCGCCCGCCTTGTTCACGGCCATCAACAAAGACACGGCTGAGATGCACCACGAGCAGGTGCCCTTCGATGCCGATCTCGCGCAGCGCATGTCGGATCGCGGGGTGCGCATCCTGCAAGCCACGGATGCGGGCGAGTTGCTCCCGCGCATTGCCGCCAGCCCCGATTTCTTCGAATGCCGCTTCTGCCCATGGGCCGCGCGCTGCTGGAGGCAAGAGAGGTGAGCGACGACAGCATCCTGCACTTCAACCCGTGGATGGATTTCAACGATGGGCCACCGGCCGAAAACCCCTTTGGCTGCGATCCTGACCCTGACCAGATCGCTATCTTCCTCGACACCGTATTCAGTTGGTGCGAAGGGCTGATCCCCCTGCGCGGCTTTGTCGACAAGGGTCAGGGCCGGGACGGCAAGCCCCACAACATCTGGATCGCGGCCGATGTCACCGCCCGTGAAAAGCTCGCGACCTTCGCCGCATGGGCGAACCGCGAGGGTGCGGCGGTCTATGTCATCCCCGGCACAGTCGCCGAACAGGGTCAGGCCCGCGCTTCAGATGTGCTGCAGATGCAGGCATTGGTCGTCGATCTCGACGCGGGCGACATCCCGGCCAAGCTGAACCACATCGTCAGCCACCTTGGGACGCCCACCCTGATCGTGGAAAGCGGCGGTCGCACGCCCGAGGGCGCGGCCAAGCTGCATGTCTGGTGGAAACTGACCGAACCGGCCGTGGGCGAGGATCTGGCCACCCTGTGCCGCCTGCGGGGCGATATCGCGGTGAAGGTAGGCGGCGACACCCATTTCCGCTCGGCGCACCAGCCGATCCGTGTGGCCGGGACCGTCTATCACAAGCACGGCCATCAGCGGTTGGTGCAAATCAGCGACCACAACCCGGTCGAGGTCGATCTGGCAGATTTCGCGGAACGGGTGTCCGACATGTCACCGATGCCCGGCGTTGGCATGGCCAGCACGCCACTGTCCGCCGCCAAGCCGAGCGTCGACGCCATCCTGACCACCCCGGTGCGCGAGGGCGCAGTGGATGACTGGTCGCGGTTTCAGGGGGCGAGCGCCGCCATCGGCCATTACATCCGCCTGGTGCACGACGGCCGCATTGACCCTGCCGAAGGCTGGGAAGCGATCTGCGGCTACAACGCTGCCATGCTGCGCCCCGAATGGGCGCTTGATCGGCTGCAGGCCGAGGCAGAACGGCTATGGGCCCTGCATGTGAAGCGCAACGGCCCGCCGCTCATTCGCGCGGCACGCATCAACACCCCCGCCAGCCCGCTGCCAACCTTCAGCCTTGGCGAACTGCTCGATGATCGCAGCCCGATGCCGGATGACATCATCGCGCCGAGGGTGTTGACGCCAGGCGGGCTGTTGGTGCTGGGCGGCGCGCCGAAGGTCGGCAAGAGCGATTTCCTGATCTCGTGGCTTGTCCACATGGCGGCAGGCGTGTCGTTCCTCGGCTTCACACCACCCCGGCCGCTGCGGGTGTTCTATCTGCAGGTGGAGATCCAGTATCACTACCTGCGCGAACGGATGCAGCAGATCAGC